GAACTTCTTGTCCATCCTACTCTTGTACCACAATCACTACCATTTTCTTCTTTCCATTTTCTAGCACGTTTAGCATTGTTAGTTGCTGATTGAGGATAATCATTATAAGATTCTAACTTAATGCTGATTGCTTCTAATTCTTGTAATACATCTTCGTAATTCATAATCTTATAGTTATTTTAAAAAATCCTATTTCTATTATATATTTTCCTATTTTAAATTTCATTAATATCCTGCTCCTGCATTAGTTACAGGAATATTACAAGTATCAAAATCATTCATAACTTTAACACCTATGTTAAACACCCATCCACAACAAAGATTATCAAACCTTTCACTAAATGGTTCTATTGTAAATTGATCTTGTGTAAAATATAGTGGTGCATTAATATCATTTGTTCCTTCTAATGATTGCCTTGAACTATGTCTTAACATTCCTATAAAGTCTGTTGCTATTTCTAAACATTGATTAAATACTTCTTGTTCGTTATTCTTAGTGTTTACTAATTTAGTAAGTAATGAATGTTGTTCAGTTTGCCAATCACTTTTTTCACTTACCATATCCATTATGAATAATTGAAAGTTATAAACCAATTCACTATCTCCTGTTGTTACATTTACAGGATTTATGTGCAGTAAAGGAAATTTCTCTAACTTTTCTAAATTAATATCATATATATCTCCAATAGATACTGTTGATATTTGTTCGTGGTATTCACCTAGTCTTGCTATTGTGTTTACTACATTATTATATGTCTTATTGTTTACTGCCATATTTTACTTTATTTTGTGCATTCAAATCTGTTTCATAACTTAGCCAGGTTAAACATTCCAACAAGCTAAGATTTGTTATTCTTTCTAAATTTACTATTTCTCCATTTGTTAATCTATATATTACTCCAAACCATCCCCATTTTTCTGCGAATGATTCTGTTGCAATTGCATCTTCATTTCCTTCAGCCGTTCCATCAAATATGATGGCAAAGTCTTTAACAATACGTTCACGAAATGATAAAAAAAAACCAATGCACTTTGCACTTGTTCTGCTTTCATCTTTTTCATTTGTTCTGCCCTAATCCGTATATTACCATCATACGCTTGGATTGTATAAACTCCATTTTCTCCTTTCTCCGTTATTGGTCTATATAGTATAGCCATTAATTCAGGTAAATGCTTTTCAATATCATTTTTTATAAATGTTTCAATATCTGCATATTCACCTAATGTTATACTATCCAAATCAGGATGAAATCCATATTCCTTACCCTCAACTTCAATTAATCTTTTTAAAGAACTATTTTGCTTCTTTTGTAGTTCAGCAATGTTACTCATTATAACTGCTACATCTTTTAATTCCAATTGCTTAATTAACTTTTTTGGAATATCAGACAAAGCTGCTATTGTTTTTAGTGCTTCACCACTTTTACTTTCATTATGAAAGTCTATTAATTTTAGCCATTTTTCAAGAGTTACATCTGACCATTTTTTTATTAGCTTGAACTCTTTTACCTTGCCCTGCTTCTTAATTTTGACCTTCATATACTATATAATAGAAAAAGTTGTTTTTTAGTTTAAAATAATTATATTTGCTGCTTCATTTTATTAAGTTCAGTAAATCCCCTAATTCTTCTCTTGTCGCTTTTCTATTATTCTCTTTGGGGGTTTACTGTACAAAGTACTTACCATAATTAGGATTATCCAAATGATAAATAACATTGTACCTTATACCATCAATTGCGTGGTTGTATGCATCTACATATAATTTACTACCTTTATCTGCATAGACATAATTGTTTAATTCTTTAGCTATGTTTATAGATTTAGGTGATACTACTAACTCATAATCTTGCATCCTGGTAATCCCACTTTCAATTGTTCCTTTTTTTACAGGTTTTATATTAACACCTAAATGTCTTAAATCTTCTATCAGTCGTGGTTCTGCACTATCAGCTATTATAAGTTTATTATCTACCTTATCTAAAACTATCTTTGCTAATTCGTGTGATTTTAAACCATTTTGATATATATGTTCTTTAAGATACATCTTCTTTTTTCTTTTATCTATTGCTACTTCTACAAGACTATCAGGATCAACACTAAAACCAAAGTCCATTCCACAAGATGTTTGTAAGTTGTCAGGATTAAATTCTCCTATACTCCAATTCTCAAATACTACACCCTCTGCCTTGTCTAACCATCCACCAAGTATTTTATGCTTGTATTTCTTAAAGTTTCTATGCTTTATAGCATCTACACGTTCTAGGAAGCTCTTAGAGAGGTTTTCTATGTTGTCTAGGTATGTACTATGGATGTAGCATATATTGTCTTTAACGCCATTAAAACCTGCTTCTACGCCTTTGTTTTGGAAGAACCTATTATATATCCAATGTTCTTTTGTTACAGGATTTAATATAAGTATAATTCTATTTTGTATATCTCTCTCTCTAATACTTAAATCAATAGTATCAAATATATCTTCATCTGTTAATTCTTCTGCTTCATCAAGCACCCAATTAGAAACACCTGTTAATGATTTTAAACTTGCAGTTTGGTTTCCTGCTGATGTCTTAATACCTCTAAATAATATATCACTATTGTTTTTAGTATTTACTACTTCAGCTTTGTTTACATTAAATATATCATCAAATCCTAATAGACCTATCTTTTCCAGGAACTCAGGTATTATTGATAAGTGTGCTGATACCATAGTGTATCTTGTAAACAATACTCTAATGTTAGATGACATTGTAAGTAGTGTTAAAAATACTGTTACTGCAAATGACTTTCCTGATCCTCTACCACCTGTTATAATAAAATAACGTGCATCAGATTGAAATAATGGATTATATTTTTCGTTAAGATTCAGTTTTTACAAAGTTTATTAATGGCATATTAAGACTTTCTTCATTAGT